TTAAGCCAGGTTGTGGCGGTGGTCTATTATTAAGACAGACAAAAGATGGTGGCTTTGCCTTTGCCACAGGAACAAAAGGTTTCAGATGGATGGAGGCAGAAATGGTTTCGTCTTTACACAAAGAAGACGACATAGACGATTTATATTATAAGAATCTTGTTGATGATGCTGTTAAAGAGATCTCGTTGTATGGAGATTTCGAATGGTTCATCGATGAATAGGAAAGGAGGCATTTATGCCTAATAATGTGAATTATATTTCAATAGAGAATGCTGACATTGGTTTCCGTAACTTTTCAGGAAGACCTAGCACCTACAACGCAGAAGGACAGAGAAACTTCTGCGTTTTTCTTGATGAAGAAGTCGCACACGATTTGGCAGAAGATGGCTGGAATATTAGATGGCCAAAGAATAAGACAGAAGATGATACTCGTAAGCCGTTCCTTCAGGTATCGATCAAATTTGATCCGTATCCACCGAACATCCAGATGATCACAGCTTCTAATGGAGCAGTTAAACTCGATGCTAACTCTGTCGGTCTTCTTGACGATGCAGATATCGAAACTGTTGATCTGCGTATTAGACCGTATCATTGGACTCTGCAGGATGGTCGTTCAGGTGTAAAAGCATATGTTAAGGATATGTATGTAACGATCCAGGAAGATCCTTTTGCATATAAGTATGCTAAAAAGACACCGATGGACGAGCAGATGGATGATATTCCTTTTTAGACATGGGCATTGAGCTGTATGATCATCAAAGTTTAGCAATACAAAAATTGCACACTGGGTCGATATTGTGTGGTGGCGTTGGCTCTGGTAAATCAAGAACAGCGTTAGCTTATTACTACATAAAAGTGTGCAAAGGATCAATGACGATAAATGGTGAAGGAACTTACTCACCGATGAAGCAGCCTAAAGATCTTTATATTATCACAACAGCTCGAAAAAGAGACACAGAAGAATGGGAGCGCGAATACGCTCCTTTTCTTCTTTCTCAAGATCATGTGTTTGTTGACTCCTGGAACAATATAAAGAAATACACAGATGTTAAAAATGCATTCTTTATATTTGATGAGCAAAGAGTCGTTGGCTATGGCGCATGGTCGAAATCATTCATTACAATCGCAAAGCAGAATGATTGGATTCTTCTTACTGCAACTCCTGGCGACACTTGGCTTGATTATATTCCGGTGTTTGTTGCTAATGGTTTTTATAAGAACAAGACCGATTTCATAAGACAGCATGTTGTATATAGTCGATTTAGTAAATTTCCAAAAGTAGACAGATATTTAAACACTGGAAAATTGCTAAAGTATAAAAATATGATTATGGTTAACATGCGATATGAGAAACCGACATCTCCGCATAAAGTAGAATTGCTTTGTAGTTATGATCATGATTTATATTTTCGAATTTGGAAAGATCGATGGGATGTATACAACGAAGAACCGTTTAAAGATATTTCAGGACTTTGTTATGCAGCAAGACGATGCGTTAATTCTGATCCATCGAGATTAACAACAGTTAAAGAGTTAATCGTCGAGCACCCAAAAGTAATTATATTTTACAATTTTAATTATGAATTAGAATTACTGAGAGAGCTTGGCGAATCTATGGGTATAACTGTTGCTGAATGGAATGGCCATAAGCATGAACCAATACCAACAACATTGCGATGGATCTATTTGGTTCAATATGCTGCCGGTGCTGAAGGTTGGAATTGTATAGAGACAAACACCATTATATTTTACTCTCAAAACTATTCTTATAAAACAATGGTGCAAGCTGCTGGCCGAATAGATCGAATGAATACACCGTTTGTGGATTTATATTATTATCACTTAAAGTCATCCGCACCAATTGATCAGGCGATTGCTAAAGCTTTGAAAAGAAAGCAGAAGTTTAATGAGCGAAGTTTGTTCGCGAATTGATATTTTCGCCCATTTTTACCTTCGCAAAAATTACCACTCGTATAATAGAGGAGGAAGGGAAAATACGACCGTTTCCCTTCTTTTTTGCGTTTTTGAAGGAGTTTTGAAATGAGCAAACGAGAAAGAGACTTTCAGGGAAATTTGATTAAGAAGATTAAACAGCGTTTTCCTGAATGTATGGTGCTTAAGAATGATCCGACTTATATTCAAGGAATACCGGATCTATTAATTTTAAACAATGACAAATGGGCTGCATTAGAATGCAAAAAGTCTGCTGATTCACCAGCAAGACCGAATCAGCCATATTATGTCAGCAAAATGAACGGCATGTCATATGCCGCTTTTATTTATCCAGAAAATGAAGAGGAGGTTCTCAATGAAGTTCAATCAGCATTACAACCTTGAAGGATGCCATGCTTTCTTGGGAGCCAGTAAGTATCACTGGATAAACTATGATGAAACAAAACTTGAAGAAACTTATAAAAGATATTTGGCAACTCAAAGAGGAACTAGACTTCATGAGTTTGCTAAAGAGTGCATTGAGCTTGGTGTCAAACTTCAGCGTTCAAAGAAAACGTTGAATATGTATGTCAATGATGCTATTGGCTACAAAATGATACCAGAACAAGTTTTATATTTTTCAGATAATTGTTTTGGAACAGCAGATGCAATTTCATTTAGAAATAATTTGCTGAGAATTCATGATTTGAAGACCGGTGAAATTCCAGCCCATATGGAGCAGTTAGAAGTATATGCTGCTCTTTTTTGTTTGGAGTATCACATGCAGCCTTCTAAGATTGGCATGGAATTAAGAATTTATCAAAATGATGAAATCATAATCCATCAGCCAACTGTCGAAGACATTGCTCCAATCATGGATAAAATTATTACTTTTGATAAACGATTAGAGGAGCTTAAGGAGGTGGATTAATGTTTTATATTTTCGAAGATGAAGAAAATGTATTATTCCATTATGGAACACCTCGACATTCTGGTCGTTATCCGTGGGGATCTGGAGAAAATCCATATCAGCATGAATCAGGAAGTAGATTTTTATACGATTATCGAGACATTAAAAATCGTCTTAAGGAAGAAGGCAAATCATATTCCGATGCTGCTATTGCTCATGAAATGGGTATGAGTTCAAGCGAATTTCGAAGACTTAGAACTATGTATCGAAATGAAGAAAATGCAGCAAAAAGAGCAAGATGCATTCGTCTTCGTCAAGATGGTCTTTCGAGAAAAGAGATCCATGAGAAAACTGGTATTCCTTTGAGATCAATCGATAATTATATTTCTGAGTCTTATGGAGCTAAGCTTGAGAAAAGAGAGAAAATCGTTAATGAACTTCAAGCTGTTGCCGATAAACAGAAATATTTGGATATTGGTGATGGTGTTGCTTCTCAACTTGGTATCTCTGAGACACAACTTAATGATGCAGTATCTACTTTGTGTAAAAACGGTTATCATGTAGAAAAGATTCACATTGAACAAGCAACTAATTCTGGAAAATACACAACAATGATGGTGCTTGTTAAAGATGGTGTCACTAAGCAAGAAGTTTGGGATAATAGAGATCAGATAAAAGCACCTTTAGGCTTTTATACTACAGATGGCGGTAGAACAATCGAAAACATTAAGCCTCCAGTCAGTATTGATTCTAGTCGAATTATGGTTAATTATGCTGAAACTGGTGGTGCCGAAAAGGATGGCGTCATTGAGATAAGAAGAGGCGTTGCTGATCTGTCACTCGGTCAAAGCAATTATGCTCAAGTTCGAATTGCAGTTGATGATTCTCATTATCTTAAAGGAATGGCTATGTATTCTGATGATTTGCCTCCTGGTATTGACATTCGATTCAATACAAACAAATCGTCAGACACTCCAATGATGGGCCCTAAGAATAATACTGTTCTTAAGCCATTAAAAGGTGACGAAGACAATCCATTTGGATCTACTGTTAGGCAAAAGGATTATTTCGATGCCGATGGAAAACCACATCAGTCACCAATCAATATTGTAAATGATGATTCGGACTGGGAAAGATGGAGCAGAACCTTATCGAAACAGGTACTGTCCAAACAGTCACCAGAATTAGCAAAGAAACAATTAGGATTGGTTTATGACGATAAGAAACAGCAGTTTAATGACATCTCAAAGATCGAGATTCCAGCAGTTAAAGAGAAGATGCTAAAAGATCTGGCAGAATCATGTGACTCTGCATCTGTTGATCTAAAGGCTGCTGCTCTGCCAAGGCAAGCAACACAAGTAATACTTCCTTTAACTACAATTAAGGATAATGAAGTATATGCTCCGAACTTTAAGAATGGCGAAGAGATTGTTCTTATAAGGTATCCTCATTCTGGACCATTTGAAATACCAAGACTCACTGTTAACAACCGAAACCCAGAAGGCAGAAAGCTTATTGGTACTGATGCTAAGAATGCTATTGGTATAAGCGCAAATACAGCAACCAAACTTTCTGGTGCTGACTTTGATGGTGATACTGTCACTGCTATTCCTGTTGACAATGTCCGATTCAAAACTGCTCCAACATTAAAGGGACTGAAAGAGTTTACTGAGACATTTCATGATACTTATAAAGGCTATGAAGGAATGCCAGAAGTAGGTAAAGATGGTTATCATAGACAGGATCAAATGGGTCGAGTCAGTAATCTGATTCAAGACATGTATCTTAAAGGTGCATCCAATGAAGAGATAGTAAGAGCTGTTGAACATTCTGAGGTAATCATCGATGCTGAAAAGCATAATCTAAACTGGCGCCAGTCAGAAAGAGATCATGGTATTCAAGCTCTTAAAGATAAGTACCAACCAAAAGAAGATCCGAGTAAACCCGGTGGGGGTGCATCTACATTGATCTCCCGCTCTAAAGGAGTCATCTATGTTCCTGACAGGAAAGACACACATCGAATCGATCCTGAGACGGGGGAGAAGATTTATTATGAATACCCCCCTTATACAAAAAGCACTGCTAAAATCGATGGCCAAAAGAGAAACATTCATCAAAGAGATGATGGTTCTTTTTATTATTGGGATAGAGATAAAAAGGCTGAGGTATCTGTAGATCCTACTAAAGTTAAGATTAAAACTACAACCAAGCCTAACACAATTAAGTCTACCCAGATGGCAGAAACTAAAGATGCTTTTACTCTTTCTTCTGGCACTAGAATGGAAGCTGTATATGCCACTCATGCAAATAAACTTAAAGCATTAGCCAACGAAGCGAGAAAAGAATCGCTTACTGTAAAGGCAATCCCTGTTAATAAGCAAGCAGCAGAAGTTTACTCTGATGAGGTCATATCATTAAAGAATAAACTTGATTTAGTTAAAGCTAATAGACCTAGGGAGAGGCAGGCCCAAGCAATAGCCTCCACCCTCATAGAGGAGAAGAAAGCCCAGTATGGAAATACAATGGACGCCTCCGATGAGAAGAAGATGAGGCAGAGGGTCATCACAGAAAGTAGATCCCGGGTGGGTGCTTTAAGCAAGAATCCAAGAGCTGAGAATAACATCTCTATATACATAGAGGATAGGGAGTGGGAGGCTATCAGAGCGGGGGCGGTATCCACCACAACTCTAAGGCAGGTTCTAAACTATGCAGATATGGACCGAGTTAGAGAGCTCGCTATTCCTAAGGATAGTAGAGGAGTAAGTAGTGCCAAGCTATCTAGAGCAAGGTCTCTATTATCTAGAGGATACACACAGGCTGAAGTTGCAGAGATGGTTGGCATTTCTGTTTCTACATTAAAGAAGGAAGGAGTACTATAAGGTACCCCATATAAGGAGGTCATATGAGTAGACAAGTAGCACTAACTACTACAGATAATCCTTATAGTCCATTCACACAGTTCGATGATTGGTATGCATTCGATGAAGCTAAAGGTTATCATTCTTGTTCTTTGCTTGCGCGAATTGCAAATACTTCTTCTGATTTAAACTTTGAAGAAACGAATGCAGTAATAGAGAATGCAATTGATCGAATTGTAAATCTAAATTCAATTGGACTTTATAGGAAAGTAATTAAAGAAACTTAATCAACTTTCTTTTCTTTCTATTAATTAAAACAATTAATTAAAAGTTTTCTTTTGACACTATGTTACATGAGTTAAAATTCAAAACGCGTTTCAAATAAAAATGTTATGTTGTTTTAGAATTAAAAACTTTTGTAATAAAAATTTTATTAACTTAAATGCAAATGCTTTTCTTTATTCAAACAATTCTTTAAAACGATTTGCAAAAGTAAAGAGGGGTCACAGCATTTTGTAACTAGGGGGGGGTCTCCCGGAAAACGTAGGGGCTCTGCATCGCGCGGGTCTTCCAAAATTCTCCGGGGGATATTTTTGAGGGCTTTTTATGGGGGCCTGGTCTATATTTTCTTGTCCATTCACTATTCGAAGCTCCTTTCACACTTACCGACTTATAGATAGCACCGCGCGATGTGACGGACCCCCATAAAAAGTCCTTAAAAAGTACCCAAATAGTTACAAGTTATATCTGGAAAGGAGGAGCAAGTAAGTGGGAAGACGTAAAGCCACACCTACTTCTGGAGTAAAGAGGAAGTCGAGACCCGCTACTACTCCAGAAGCACGTATGAATCAGCTCGTAGCCAAGGCTTATGATCTCGTTGAGCAGCGTTTAGAGGATGGAACAGCCACTTCTCAAGAGACAACGACGCTAATAAAGTATGGATCAGAGAAAGCAAAGCTCGAAGCTGAGAAATTACGTCACGAAACCGAATTGCTTAAGTCGAAGAAGCAGGCAATTGATTCCGCTAAGGTCATCGAAGATCTGTACAAGGATGCAATTGCTGCAATGAAGACATATTCTGGAAAAGAGGATGAGAATTATGATCAGAACGTACTCTGAGATGATGTCATTCAATTCTTTTCTGGATCGGTTTCGATATTTGAAACTTGATGGTCGAATCGGAGAGGAAACTTTCGGATACGATCGTTACTTAAACCAAAAATTCTACAAAACACCTGAATGGAGACAGTTGAGAGACCATTTAATTGTCCGAGATTATGGCTGCGACTTAGCGCATCCAGATTTCGAGATTGGTGGTAAGATTCTAATTCATCACATGAACCCGATAACGGTTACTGACATCTTAGATCGTTCGGATTATTTGATGAATCCTGAATACTTAGTTTGTGTGTCTCATAATACCCATCAGGCAATACATTATGGGGATGAGTCTTTACTAATAACTGAACCAATTGTGAGGACTCCTAATGATACATGTCCTTGGAGGTGAAGCTATGGAAGAAAGTATCTTGATCAGCATCAAGAAGATGCTAGGTATCGATAAAGATGACCCATCATTCGATCAGGACATCCTCGTTCACATTAATTCAACATTCAGCATTCTTTATCAGCTTGGCGTTGGAGATGCGGACTTTGCAATCGAGGATGACTCAACAACATGGGGTGACTATCTGTCATCATACAAACAATTGAATACAATCAAAACCTATATTTATTGCAAAGTTCGTAAAATCTTCGATCCTCCACAGAGCGGCTCTACAATGGAGTCTCTTAATTCTGTAATAAATGAGCTTGAGTGGAGAATTAATGTGGCAGTAGATCCAAAAGAATAATTAGTTCTTAATTTCCGGCCGGAATTAAGTATAAAAGTACGTTATTGTTTTAAAATAGTTAGGAGGACATATGCTATCTAACACAGCGACCCCTCTCTATTACGGACAGTTTAGAGACGCTGTGATGAGAGGCGAGATTCCAGTAAACAAAGAGATTGCAATGGAAATGAATCGAATAGATTCGCTCATAGCTAATCCTGGAGTTTACTATGACAATGCAGCGATCAATGGCTTTGTCAGTTTTTGCGAAGGAGAGCTGACATTGACCGATGGCTCCGATCTTTTCTTACTAGACACTTTTAAACTATGGGCCGAGCAGATCTTCGGCTGGTATTACTTTGTAGAACGTAGTGTGTACGAACCAAATCAAAATGGAGGAGGTGGCCACTATGTTCGTAAAATGATTAAAAAGCGTCTAATCAACAAACAGTACCTCATTATTGCGAGAGGTGCTGCCAAATCCATGTATGGTTCTTGCATCCAGAATTTCTTCCTGAATGTGGATACAACAACCACTCATCAAATCACAACGGCTCCTACTATGAAGCAATCTGAAGAGATTATGTCTCCAATCAGAACTGCCATTACAAGAGCTAGAGGACCGTTGTTTAAGTTCTTAACGGAGGGTTCTCTCCAAAATACCACAGGTTCAAGAGCTAACAGACAGAAGTTAGCATCAACGAAGAATGGAATAGAAAATTTCCTTACTGGCTCATTACTCGAGATAAGGCCTATGAGTATCGACAAACTTCAGGGTTTAAGATGTAAGATCGCAACTGTTGACGAATGGCTTTCTGGCGACATTAGAGAAGATGTTGTTGGCGCTATCGAACAGGGTGCGTCTAAAATCGACGATTATCTTATAGTTGCTATGAGTTCGGAAGGAACTGTCAGAAATGGATCAGGAGATACGATCAAGATGGAATTGCTGGATATTTTAAAAGGGGATTATACAAATCCTCACGTATCGATCTGGTATTACAAGCTTGATGACGTTGAAGAAGTAGCCGACCCAGCAACTTGGCTCAAGGCTAATCCTAATCTTGGCAAGACAGTTAGCTACGAGACTTATCAGCTTGACGTTGACAGAGCAGAGAAAGCCCCTGCAGCAAGAAATGACATTCTGGCTAAGAGATTCGGCATACCGATGGAAGGTTATACATACTTCTTTACTTATGAAGAAACTCTACCGCACAGACCAAGAAATTATTGGTCTATGCCATGTGCTATGGGTGCAGACTTGTCTCAGGGAGATGACTTCTGTGCTTTCACATTTCTATTCCCACTTTCTAATGGGTCGTTTGGTGTTAAAACCAGATGCTACATTACTGAATTTACATTACGTAAGTTGCCATTGGCTATGAGACAGAAGTACGAAGAATTCATAAATGAAGGATCTCTTCAGGTTCTGCCTGGAACAGTTTTAGATCTAGATCATGATGTATATGACGATCTTGATAAGTACATTACTGATTGTGACTATACAGTAATGGCTTTTGGCTATGACCCATATAATGCTCGCGAGTTTGTTGAGCGCTGGACTGCTGAAAATGGTCCTTTTGGCATTGAGAAAGTAATTCAGGGTGCTAGAACTGAATCCGTTCCTCTTGGTGAACTTAAGAAGTTTGCAGAAGAGAGGATGCTTATATTTGATGAAGAACTAATGACATTTACTATGGGTAACTGTATTGCATTGGAGGATACCAATGGCAATAGAAAGCTCTATAAGAAGAGAAAAGACCAAAAGATCGATGCTGTTGCGGCAATGCTCGATGCATATGTCGCCTATAAGCTGAACAAGGAGGCTTTTGAATGAAGTATTATATTTGTTCAGATCCAAACTTCCTTGCCCATCACGGCGTTAAAGGCATGAAATGGGGCGTCCGCAGGTATCAGAATTACGATGGAACCAGAATAGGGGCGTCAGATTCCGCTTCGAAAAAATACTTTAGTAGTTCAAAGAATTTGAATCGAGTAGATCCATATTATTCCCGAAAAGCATTTAAAGATGCTGGTTTGACTAACGATGAAATCAAACGTATTAATTCAGAACGTACAGCATTTCGTAATAAATACCATGAAATGGATCAGGCTAAGGATTCTTATAAATATCATAAAGATATTACGAAGATGTCAAAAGAGGAATACGTTCAAAGTCGAATAGATGCGAATAAAAAATCTGCCGAAAAATGGAACTCTCGATACACTAAAGCCGATGAAGCTTCGGACAGAAAGTACGCAGAAAAAACTTATGACACTGCAGTTAAGGAAACCGCGAAGTTAGAAAAGAAGTATGGTGATTCATTAAATTCTTCATCTGCTGATAAAGTTGCAAAAGATATAAAGGCAAATCTAAAAGAAACTGTAAAGCAGTTGGATTTTGACTCCGTAGAATATGGATCAGATGCCTGGTTTGAAAAGCGTGAGAAGTATTATGATGCGGTCGAACAATCAGGTTCAAAATATGCAGAAGCTGTGATTAATGATCTTAAGTTAGAGAATATGCACGATTACACATATTCATATGCTGAAGAGTGGCTTGGAAAAGGCGTAAAAGGAAGATACGACGATTATAGTCGAATATATGATCCTGTATCTGGAACTAGAGACTATGGATTAGAAGATAAGAGTACTATATGGAGCGCAAAACAAGAAGGAATATTACGATCGACACCAACAGCTAAACAAGCCAACGAAATTAAAGCTGATTGGGACAAAGTAATGAGCAAAGTCGAGTCCGATTATAATTCTGGAAATCTTACGTCTTTTGATAACTATGTCAAACCAGTCATTAATAAACATTCAGATGTTTTTGGAGAGTATTCTTCAGAATACGGCTATGCTTACGAAGATATTATTGGTGCGATGTCGAATGAGGCTAAAAATCGGAGGTAATAGCTATGAATTACTACATATCCAATAGTGATTATCTCATGCACCATGGCGTCAAAGGCATGAAATGGGGCGTCCGCAGGTATCAGAATTATGATGGTACTCGTATTGGCGTCTCTAAATCAGCACACTATAATCGCAATAAGCATAATGTTAACGTTCCTAAAACATTAGATGAAGCAA